GATCGTGTTGAAGTGGCTCGCGGCGCAGCGCGATCCGAGCGGCACCAAGCTCAAGACGTTCTGGAACACGATCCTCGGCGAGGCCTACGACGAGGCCGGCGAATCGATCGAGCCGCACTTTCTGAAAGCGCGCGTCGAGCCGTGGCGCATGGGCGGAGTCATCCCGGCGAAGTGCCTGCTGCTGACGTGCGGTGTGGACATCCAGCACAACCGCATTGAGGCCTACATCTGGGGCTGGGGCCGCGATCTCGAGTCGTGGTTGGTCGACCGGCACGTGATCTTCGGCTCGCCGGCGCTGGACACGACATGGCAGGCGCTCGAGGACCTGCTGGCGAAAGGTTACCCGCACGCCGGCGGCGCGAGCCTCCGCATCACCGCGATGGCGGTGGACTCGAGCGACGGCGTCACGACGCACTTCGTCCGCGTATTCGCGCGCAAATGGTCGCACACCCGGCGCGTGGTGGCGGTGAAAGGGCAAGCAGTCGCAGGAAAAGCCGTCATCGGGCGCCCATCTAAGCAGGACGTCAACCATCGCGGCGACATCATCAAGGGCGGCGTCGAGATCTGGCAATACGGCGCCGATACCGCTAAGGGCGCGCTCTACGCACGATTGAAGATCGAACCGCCGAAGGTGGGCGAGGCGATCGACTGGGCGGCCGTCCAGGCCGGCGGGATCCCGGGCTACGTGCATTTGCCGGGCGGATTGCCGGACGAGGTATTCGACCAGCTCACCGCCGAGAAGCGCGTTACGCGCTACCTGCGCGGGCAGCCGCGCATCGAGTGGGTGCTGGAGAAGGGCCGGCGGAACGAAGCGCTCGACTGCGCCGGTATGGCAGACGCCGCGGCGGAATATGCCGGCCGCGCGCGGCTCAACTGGGACCGCCTCGAGCAGATGGTCAACCCCGGCCAGCGCGATCTGCTGGTGGAAGCGGGCAAAGCTGGCGAGCCAGGCGCCGAAGTGGCGGTTGCTGTTGACGTCGAAACGTCTGCACCGCTGGCGGCTACGCGAGCGGGCCGGGTGCAACCGCCGCGGCGGGGCGGGTTTGTGAAGAACTGGTGAACGGAGGAGCTGATGGACCAGCCGATCGAGAAAAACGAAGTGATTTATCCCGGATCGAACCGCATCGGGAAATTCAACCTTCAGCACGAGCTGCTGCGCGATGGAGCCGAGCGGCCGATGCTGCAGGCGCTGTTCGGGCTGTGCGTGGTGCTGGGGACCGAGGCGCACGAATCGGGGCGCGGCCTGACCTATATCGCCGCCAGCGATCTATTCCAGCCGCTCGCTGAGGGCGAGGAGATTCCGGAATACCGGATCGAATTCGCAGCCGGTGTCCCGTTCCCCAACCTGGAGCACGAAGCGCGGCGGCTGAACAGCGGCGCGTTCGGTTTCGTCGCGGTGCGGCAGATCATCGTGAGGGTGCCGGCCGCGACCTTCACGACGCACGGCAAGCTCCCCAACCAACTTCACTGACGGAGACCAACGATGAGCGAAACGAAAGAGCTACCGCCCCTGTTCGAGGGCGCGACGCACCGCCTGGCCGGGAGCGGCGAGCCGGTCAAGGCCGTGCAATGGAAAAAAGACGGCGACCACCCGAAGGTCGAGCGCTATCCGGTCGAGCGGCGCGAGTTCAAGGGGCTGCTCACGGCCGGGCCGAAGCAGAAATTCGGGCTGCGCTTTGGCGAATGGATACTCGAAGACGCGAAGGGACGGCTTTGGGTTGAAGCGAGCCAGACGTTGCCCGCGCGTTACGAGCCGATCGCCGGCGGACCCAGCGTAGCGGCGATGCTGCTGCTCCTGGCGACGGCGCTCCTCGGCCTCCTGGTCGGCGCGCCGACCGATCTCCCGCTGATCCTCGGGGTCACGCACCTGATGTACTACTCGTCCATCAAGGGCCAGTGGGATGGCACGGCGAACGGCGTGTTCGACCTCGACCTCGATACGATCAAGGTCAGCGCACACACCAACACTTACGCGCCGAATCAGGACACACACGATTTTTTCGACGACCTGACGAACGAGGTGACCGGGACCAACTACACCGCCGGCGGGGCGACGTTGGCCAGCCCTGTGGTGTCGCGCGCCACCGGCACGGTGACGTTCGACGCTGCGGATGTGGTGTGGACGCAATCGGCGGGCGGGTTTTCGACCGCGCGGAAGTTCGTCGTCTACAAGTCCACCGGCGTCGGCACGACCTCGCGGCTTTTCAGCGTGGTGACGGCGGACGCGGACGTGGGTAACGTGACGGGCGATTTAACCATTGCCTGGAATGCGGCCGGAATAGCTACCTGGTCGACGACGTAGTGAACCGGGTTTTCCCCGATGGCCTTCACCATCCCGAACGAGGCAAGCGCGGGGTTTGCCGATCAGTCGGAGCCGGACAAGGTCGATTTCGACATCCTGGTGGCCGGGATGGGCGGCTCGGGTGTCGCCACCGGCTGCGCGGTGACGGCGCAGGGCACGCCGGACATGACGGTGGCGGTCGCCGCCGGCCAGGTGACGGTTGCGGGCACACTGGCGACGGTGACGGCGGGCAACGTCACGATCACGGCGGCGGATGCGACCAATCCGCGCTTCGACCTGATCACGGCCAACAACGCGGGGGCGTTGGCGGCAACGGCTGGAACACCGGCTGCGGCCCCGGAGTTTCCGGCCATCCCCGCGAACAGCGTGGTGCTCGCGGCGGTGTACGTCCCGGCGACCGACACCACGATCGCCACGAACCAGATCACCGACAAGCGGTGCCTGATCATGGCGGGGGCGACGATAGCCTCCATGCAACTGGCAGCCGACGCCCCCTCGTCCATCACGACGGGGCTCGTGAACGTCACGGGGTTGGCGGTGCCGCTGCTGTCCGGCAAGACCTACGGATTTCTGGCGCAGATTTTATTCCGGTCGGCCACCACCACCACCGGGCTCAAGTTCGGCGCGACGTTTCCGGCCGTGACCGACGTGGGCATCAACGTGGACATCCCGGTCGCCGCGGACGGGACAGCCGGCACGTTCCACGGCTGGATCACGTCCTCGGGTGACAGCGTGATCGGGACCGGCGTGCAGGCCGCCAACACGACCTACCAGGGCGCGGTGTGGGGGACCATCCGCCCGTCCGCGAACGGCACGCTGCAAATACAGTCCGGCGGAGAAATCACCGTCACGCCGACCGTGGTCAAGGCGTTCTCGAACATGATCGTATGGATGATGAACCCCACGCCGTAAGCTGGCCGCGCCAGATAAGCTGGCCGAACCCGCGATTTTTCCAGTTCAAGAGCTCGTTCACCGCGCCGTGCTGCGTGGGCGATGACGGGCAGGCGGCGAACATGGCGGCGTGCATGGAGCGCGGATTTCCGCGTCTCGCCGTGCAACCGGAGCGCGCCGAGGCCCTCTCCATCGTCGGCTACGGCCCGACGCTGCTCGACACCTGGCGCGACATCCCGCGCCCGATTCTGACGGTGAGCGGCGCCCACGATTTTCTGATCGGGCGGGGGATCGTGCCGGATTTCCACCTCGAGACCGACCCCAGGCCGCACAAGGTGGCGATGCTGCACCCGCATCCGGAAGTCGAATACCTGATGGCGAGCGTGTGCGATCCGGGGATGTGGGAGAAGCTGCGCGGGCATCGCGTGCTGATGTGGCACATCCTCAACGGGCAGAACACGATCGACTGGATCGAGCGGCACGATCCGGGGCCGCAGCGGCTGATCGGCGGCGGGTCCACGGCTGGGCTCTCCGCGCACCACGTGGCGGGCGTGCTCGGCTGGCGCCGATTCGTGACCTTCGGCATGGACAGTTGTTTCATCGACGGGGCGAGACATGCCGGCCCGCACGCCGGGACAAAACCGCAGGGGCTGCGCTACGCCTGGGCGGGCGGGAAGTGGTGGCTCACGACCCGAATGATGATCGTCGCGGTCGAGGAATTCCTGTGCCTGCTGGAATCCTACGACAACATCACGGTCGACCCGCGCGGCGACGGATTGCTGCAGGCGAAAATGAGAGAGCACAGGAAGGGCGGAGACTGGGTGTTCAAGCCGGAACACATCAAGCGCGCGTTCGACATGCCCGGCGCCGGGATGCGGGCGCGGGCGACGGTGATTGCGTAGAGAATTCTGATGGCCCTCGTTGCCACACCGCTTGCTCCGGTAATACGCGGCGCCGACCGCTTTTGCGTAGTGGACAGCGCGGGCGCGATCGTCTCCGAGATCAGCGAGGCGGACTATGCCGAGTTGGGCGCGAGGCGGCTCCGGGGGCAGCCGATAAAGAATCCTCCGGGATTGACACAATCCCAGTGGTTGTCGGGTAACTTCTGCGCCGGACGGTGGCCGGACTACGGCAATGGATTGCTGGGAGTACTCCGTCACGGAGAAATCTCGGAACAGGCGGACCGATTCGAGATGGGAGTGAGGATACAGCTTGGGCGGTTTGCCGGGAGGCTTACCAAGGCAAGGATTTTCAAGACGCGGGTAAACGTGGTCAGGACCGGAGGGCTGACCCTCACCCGGAGCCGTGCCGATGCGTGGTCGGATGCGCTCGCCATCGTGTCGATTGAGTCCGGCATCCTGACCGTGGACGGAGTGTAAATGCCCGCCCCGGTATTTGACGTAGCGGCGGCGTCTTTAATCCTCGCCGCTTCGAGCCTGACCTACTCGCACACGGTAGGTTCCGGACAGAATCGAGG